GGATGAGCTTGACAGACAAAATAAGGAAGCAGCTGAAAAGCAGAAACAACTCGACAAAGAAGTAGCTGAAGCAAAGAAGCAGATTGCATTCGATGCTCTTGACCTTATTAGTAATATCACTGAGCTGTTTGGTAAGAAGAATGAGAAAGCTGCAAAGGTTGCTTTCAATGTTGACAAGGCTGCTAAGATTTCATCCGCTACAATGGCAGGGATTGAGGGTACTATCAATGCATACAAGACTGCACAGGGATCTCCTATCACAGGAGTATTCCCAGCGTATCCTGCTATTCAGGCAGGACTTGCGGCAGCCTTTGCAGCTACTAACATTGCAAAGATTGCTCAGACTCAGTTCCAGTCAAGCGGCGGTGGAGGAAGTCAGGCTTCAGTACCAGCTCCAACACAGGGAACACCAGCTGTCCCTGTTCCGGAGGTGAATGCCAACACTACACTGACAGCAGGATTGCCAGGAACAGGAGGGCAAGGAGGAAATAAGGTATATGTCCTCGATTCAGAGATCACAGCACAGCAGACGATGAGTCAAAAGGTTACATCTCTGGCTACGTTTGGAGGATAAGAATGCACAATTTTTTCACTTTTACTCTAATAGATATGGCACAGTATTTTTGGATAGGTGTTAACGAAAATGATCAGACAGGAGTTGACTTTAATTCCTTTGTTGACATCCCTGCACACATGAAGGGAATGATCTACTTCAACGCTGACACAGTACGTTATTCTTTCAATGATGAAAAGCGTATTGTAACAGGTGTAATGATTGCAGCTAATCAGCCGATATACCGATGGGATAAAGACCTCGGTGATCATTATGTGATCTTTAAAGCTGAAACCATTGAGCTGATAAGAAAGAAATTCTTTAAGAATGGCTTTAATCAGAACCTAAACCTGATGCATGATCCTAAGAAGGTGCAGAAAGGTGCTGTTTTGGTTGACAGCTACATCGCATCGAACAGTGATCCGAAGCTCCCTAACATCCCTGAAGCATTTGAGGCAATGCACTTGCAGGATGGTTCATGGATAGGTAGTTACTTCATCGAGGATGAGGCTCTTTGGGAGAAAGTAAAGCAGGGGCAGTTCGGAGGATTCTCAGTGGAGGGATGGTTTGAAAAAATCAAAATCAATTTTAAATCAAATATGAACAAGCAAACTAAAAGTATTTGGGACCTTTTCAGAGGAGAAGAGCCAAAGAAAGAAGTTTTCGCTCAGGCTGTAACGGCTGAAGGTGTAGCTGTGTTCTACGAAGGTGATCTTATCGAGGGTACAGCTGTATTCATCGAGCTTGAAGGGGAGCGTATCCCTGCACCTGAAGGAGAGCATGAGTTAACACTTGAGGATGGTTCAGTGAAGGTGATCACTTTGGACAGCAATGGCATCATTACAGCCGTAGCAGATGTTGAAACAATGGAGCCTGAAGATGAGGAGGTAGCTGAAGAGGTTGCCACTGAAGGAGAAGAGCTAAGAGCAGAAGTTGCAGAGGCAATGAGAAAGCAAACAGCTGAAATCCATGAGCGTTTCATGGCTATGGAGGCCGAGATCGCACGACTAAAGTCTGAGATCGAAGTAAACAACAAAGGTGAGAAGTTCGGAGCAGCTCCAAAGGCAGCTACATCCGCAGCTACTTCTTACCGTGATCTATTGAAAAAATAATTTAATAACAAACAAAACAATGAAAAAACTAAACGCTATTGTAAAGGAGCGATTCGACTATGATGTTGAAGGTCTTGCTCCGTACACGGATGCACAGTCAGATCAGATGCTTACTGATCTTGTTTATGCTTCCGGTTTGACTTCTCGTATCTCTATCATGGAGAACGTAAAAGGTTCTGAAGAGATCAAAGTTCTTACTTCTGATCCTGCTCTTCAGGCTGCGACAGCTTGTGGATGGACACCTTCAGGAGGTGTGATCCTTACAAATGAAACTTTGACAACTAAGCGTGTCAAGATTCAGGAGGATTACTGTAACGAAGATTTGAACGGTACATGGGCACAGCTTATGAATGCTGCCGGAGCAAATGTTCAGGACACTGAAGCTCCTTTCGCTGACATCATGGCAGCTTACTACATCAAGAAGGCAGCGAAGAAGAACCAGGATCTGATGTTAAACGGTGACACTGCATCATTGAACCCTGACCTTGCTCACTATGATGGATTCGTGAAGCTTTGGGACAATGACGGTGATCTTATTGATGCTAACTCACTTGAGACTTCAATCACAGCTGCAAACGCTTTGGATATTGCTCTTGAAGTTTATGAGGCTATCCCTTCAGTATTATTCGACAACGATGTAACTGTTGAGATCATCTGTGGCCGTGAGACTTTCCGTAAGATCATTGCTCAGAACTTCAATGATAATAAGTATCACTTCCCGATCTCTGAAGAGGCAGGAACTGAGCCTTCTTTCATCCTTCCAACTACTAACACACGAGTACGTGCTTACAGCCAGTTGAACGGAACTGAGAAGATGTATGCTGTACCTTACAACTATATGTTCTTCGGTACTGATCTTGCATCTGACTATGAAGGATTCGAGTTCAAGTACGATGACACTGACGAGAAGCTACGATTCGGTGTTAAGTGGAGATCAGGTGTATCTTATGTATTCCCTGAGTACTTCGTGAAGCTGGTTCTTGCTGAGGCATAATATTAATAATACGGGAGGGCTTAGGCTCTCCCTTTAAAAACTAAAGGATAAAGATGGCTTGTGAAATTACATCCGGTTATGACCTTGTATGTGACTCCGCTGGAGGTGTTGATACATGGTACGTATATGCTACAGCGAATACAGATACTCTTACCGTTGTTGATGGTGAAGTGACTGCGTTAACGCTGACAGCTGGAAAATATGCCTATCCTTTAAATGTTGAGATGGAAACTTCCACTTTCACTGACACTGCTGTGGGTGAGAGAGCTGCCGGAGCTTATGGCCGTCAGCAGGTTGCAACTGTATTGCTTCACGGCAACACAGATGAGATGATCGTACAGATCGAAGAGCTCGCAACAGGAAGGCACTCATTGATTGCCAAGTTAAATGATGGTACTTATGAATTGCTTTTCGCTACTAATGGAGCGAAGGTAACGGATGAGAGAACTCCTGGTACTGCATTTGAGGACATGAATGGTAACACCTTGACGTTTAATGGGAAGGAAAAGAACAAAGCACCGAAGATCAGCTCAGTTATTGTAGCTGCATTATTGGAGCCGTAATTCTTTTAACTCTTTTTTGTAACTTAGAGGGGGAGGTCAACAGCCTCCCCTTTTTTAAAGTAAATACATGGCACATTTTGTAAGAGTACCAAAGATGGGTATGATCGAGGTCAATGAGGCGAATAAGCCCCTACTCGTAAAACTCGGATTAATCAAAGAGGACAAACCTAAAAAAAAGAAGAAGGATGATACTGCTCAAGAGGGATCAGATCAACACGATAGCATTGACATTGACGGAGCTATCAACTCCCCTGCTGCCGAATAACTGGCTATTCAGGTTTGTGCTCGATCAGGATGACTTCTATGAGTACCTGATATACCTTACCGATCAGAGCGTATCTACTGTGAGGTATAATCTTTTTTACCTTGAAGAGGGGGTTGATGTTGATTTCAAGTTCCTCGGGGATTATTTATATGAAGTTTATCAGATGCCCGATGGAGGCTCTGAGGATTTCACTTTAGGGGTATTGGTTGAGAATGGCAAGATGAGACTCATCGAAGCTGAACCAACTCCTGACACATCATTTGAAGCAGACACAAATACACCAATATATGATCAGACAGCTTTACCGTGAGGCAAAATTACCAGCTCCCACTGAGAAAGTGGATAAAAAAACAGGGGCTATTTTTTGGGGAACGGATAACCTGTATCCTCAATTTTTGATGGGCCTATACTCTGATAACCCTGTGCATTCAGGAATTGTTAATCAGAAGGTGAAATTCATCACAGCGGGAGGCATTCAGGTGAATACTGAAGAGCAGATGCAGAATGGCCGCAGCCCTTACACACTTCAGGAGGTTGTTGAGATCATTTGCCGGGATAATGAGATCACAGATGCTTATGCGGTCCTGTTTAAGAAGGATTTAGTCACAGGAAAGTGGTTCTGTCAGCCTATTGATATTGAGCTTATCAGAGCAACTGAAGATGGTGTATGGTATGAGAAGTCTGATGACTGGTCAAAGCCTAAGCAGGACCCATTAAAGACAGGGTACAGGAGATACAAGAACATTCAGAAGATGAACTCTGAAGATACTGAGGTGCTGATGTACACTATCACAAGACCAAAGCAGAGAATCATCCCCGGAAAGAAGGAGCTTACAGCGAACTACTATCCAACGCCTACCTATAGCGGTGCTATCACCTCGATCATGGCGGGTATCGAGATGGATTATTTCACCTATTCGGAGGTAGTGAACAGCTACAAGGGAGGAGCTGTGATCTCTTTGAATAATGGTATTCCTGAATCACCACAGGAAGAGCAGAAGATCATTGATAGGATCAAAGCTGATGCAACTGAAAGAGATCGACAGGGAGGACTTACTATCCTATTCTCTGAGGGAGGTGATCAGGCTCCAAAGATTGACCAGCTCAACGGCAATGACCTTGATAAGCGGTACATTGAGAGCAACAAGGAGATTCTTCGCAAGATCATGATCGCTCACTCTGTCATCAGCCCTGCTTTGTTCGGAGTTCTTTCGGAGACAATGTTCGGAGGAAAGGAAGAGATGGAGATAGCTTACAAGCTATTTCAAGAGAACTATGCGAAGTATCGACAGAACAGCATCTCTGAGGCATTCAACTGGGCATGGAAGAAGCTGAACAAGGAGGATCTCGGAATGATCTTTAAAGATTACATCCTAAACCTTGAGCAGAACATTGAAGAAACGAACAGAACAAGCGCAGCACTCAATGGAATGAGCCCACTACTTGCGGGGAAGGTCCTTGAAAATCTTACTATCAATGAGATTAGAGCCCTTGCTTCACTTGCTGCGATACCTACAGGAGATGTCATCCCTTCACAGGTTACAGCACCGGCAGCATTCTCAAGTGATGACCCTGTGCTTGATGCTTTCGAGAAGGCAGGGAGGAGCAGAGATGAGTTTATCATCCTTGAATCAAGAGAATATTCCACAGATGAGGATAATGAGGAGGATTTTAAAAAGTCATTCCTGAAGGAAAGATATGCCATGACTGTTACAGATGAGGATAGGAATATCCTTCAGATGATAAAGAATGGAGAGAGCTATGATGCGATCTCAAAGGCTATCGGCAAGGGTGGAGTGTATCTCTCAAAAAGGTTATTTCAGCTCAAGGAGAACGGATATATTGACGGCTGGGAATTAACTGACAAAGGTCAGCGTGAAGCTGTTGTGATCACAGAGATCGAGGTGCTTTACAGCTATGAGAAAAAGCCGGGGATTCCTGGTCCTGATGTGCTTCCTGATAACAGAACAAGACCTTTTTGCAAGGTGATGGTCGAAAGTAATAAGCTATTTTCAAGGGAAGAGATCAATCAGATCAGTTCAACAGTTGAAAGGGATGTATGGCTGTACCGTGGAGGATGGTATCATAACCCTCAGACTGATAGAAATACTCCTTCGTGTAGGCACATTTGGAAGCAAAACATTGTAACGGTTAG